CCAAAAATCACCACTTCTTAAATCTAATAAGTTCCAATGACTATGTGAATATCTTTTAAAAAAGTTATCTCTATTAATCACATTTGGACTTTCTATATCACATAATTCACCTGCTCTTTCGTCATAGAAAAAACAAGTCGGTGAAGTTACAAATAGATATCTGCCTTCTATAATCGCTGGCGCAGCTGCTGATGAGGCATAGGTAACCACAGCATAACTATCTCTAATACTTTCAATTAAATCAGGATATGTACGGTCTGGATTATGTATTGTAATTCGACCTGTATTAAATTTTGAATTATCTTTAGACCAATCAGTAAGTTTTCTTGCGTCTTCAGATTTATCATTTGTATTGGCTTTATGAAATCTTACTACAAAATTTCTTTCAGTATATTTACTTAACTCTTCAATCGTTTCTCTAGCCCATACATGTGCTGGTTTACCACCGCCACCATATCCTTCTATACCTCTATTACAAACTAATAATATAGGACCACCTGTATTTTGATAATTTTTAACGGTAATTTTTTTATTTTTTGTTATACTTTTCCACCTGTCTCGCCAATTATCTTTATAAAAATGTTTTGCCCTAGGATGATGAACATGACCATAAGGTATTCTAACATATCTTAATCCTTGCTCAGTCTCTTGTTTTTTAGATTGAGCCCCTGACATGTGTTGACTTTGATATGATATTAATACATCTGAATCCATAAAAAATATTTTACCATCTTCAACATGTTTTTCTTGTAAGGCTCTTCTTAACAAAGACATTTTATTAGTTGGTCTATAAACATCACCTTGATAACTAAAACAAAATGAATATTCATAGTCTAAAAGAGGTTCGTGTTCTTCTATTAGTGTTGCTGAATGGTCAGGATTATGTTTATTAATGCCCTCAGCAAATGCTTTTACCCATATTTGCTTATGATAATCAACACCACCTGTCGTTGTATTTAAATAAACGCCTGCGTTCATCCTATTAACATGCACTCTTTGTAATTAAAAAACCAATCTTGTGAATAATCACAATCTTTATACTCTTTAAACCATGGTCCACCCTCTGTATAGTGAACATTTTTTACATCTTCATTGTGTTCATACTCACCTACTAACCAGTTCCACTCTAATGGTATTTCACCAATTAGGTCTTCACTCTCTAGCCATTTGTATTGATGAAGTTCTAAACCACTCGCTTTGTTCACATAATCTGGTGTTAATGTTGTACACTTCTTACAATTCATCAACATAAAACTAGACCAGTTTTTCTTTTCATATTTTGTTTGTACTTGACCTAAAAACTTCTTTTCTTCTTTTGGTGTATAGTCGTGTTTACAAACCTGTACGGCATATCTGTCATCTCTTAGACGCCACAATTCAGCAATGTCTTCAAACATCAACATATCACAATCCATAAACAATGCCCAACCTTGATAATTCATAAGGTGAGGAATCATAAATCTACTAAAACTAAATTCAGTAGAAGATAAATTATTCCTCTCCCTTACGAAATCATCTTTTAGATTGTTTAACGCTATAGGTGTGATTGATACAGGTTTTGTACTATTTTGAATAATACTATGTGACAATACATTGTACGCCACTCTTTCCTTGTTATCATAACCTATAAAAACATTAATCATCAATTTTCTTACACTCTTCTTTGTTTGCTTTTAGACCAATCTTTTTGTCATATAACCATACATAACTATAAGTTACTTGGCCGTTCTCAGTTACGGCACACTTTTTACCAAATGAAAGCGCCGGTTCTTTTATATGTCCACTACAAGCACTAACTGTTAGTGATAGTAAAAGTATAGTCGCTAGCTGTGTTAACTTCATTTTCAAATGTTTTGTCTGTGTCGTTAGTTTTTTCTTCATTGACTTGTTGTCCTACTGTTTCTCTTTCTATGTCATTGTGGTCAAATTCTGCCCAATATAACTCAAAGGCAACTCCGTCTTCCAAACCAATAAATTGGTGAAAGACACCTGGCTTGACCTGCATGAATTCGCCAGGATTTAATATCGTTTCATCAACTAAGTCATAATCATTTTGCCATACTTTGACTTTCATCTTACCTGATTCAACGAAAAATCCATTCCACTTAAATCTGTGTCTGTGTTTAGAACACGCCACATTTTTCTTAAACTCTATTCTATGAAACTCTAATACACCGTTTGCATGTATTAATTCTGTTTGTCCCCAAATTTTACCAGCTTTCATTGCCACCTCTTTTCATCTTTCATAACTTTACCTTTCATGTGACCTATGTAATCTTTAATTACACTATGTTTAGACCACACATGGCCAACATGGCCGTCTGGACATAATTTGTATTGGGGTTTTCCTTTTAGATATTTTAATCTCACTTGGTCCCATACATAACTATCATGCCACTCATCTAGTTTAAACAACTCATCTTCTTCATAATATCTTCTAAGTTGTTTAACAAAATTAATTGTATCTTCATTTTTTAAATTATAACCAACAAATCCACACTCTGAATATTGATTAGTCCTATTTAGATAACAAATAGTATTGTTATCTGGTAATACTTTCTCTAGTATATATGATTCTGTAATTTCTTTTAAAAATACTGCGTCTGCGTCAATCCAAAAAACATAATCATAATCACAATCTAACATGAGGTGAGTTTTTGCAAACACCTTATATGCAAACCTACAAGCGTCTTTTTTAAAGTCTGTACCTGGAATAATTTTACTAGGGTCGCCTTTGTCAGTTGACCACACATTATTAGGACTATTTCTATCTAAGAATTCTTGTAATGACGGATTACATTCGTGTATATTACGGTGAATGAATTGTTTAGGAAATCTGGTTGGTGTCCAACCTTCGTGATAAACATATGTATCAAACGGCCAGTTGAAACTGGTGTAAAACATATGTCCGTAATAATGATATAACTTCTCGTTAAGACTTGTTACCAATGCTATTTTCATAACCAACCTTTGCTATATAATAACTATCTACAATATCAGATACGGGATTACCAACCTTTTGTGTATCAAATATCTTTTTTAAATCAATCTTTGTGTCTTTCAAAAACGCCTCGTACATCATATCTTTGTCAGCATTACCTTTTCCTGTTGCAAATTTTTTAACAACACTAGGCACAACTGTTTTGTATGATAGTGCTTCTTGTTCAAGTCTGTATTTGAGTATGCCACAATTCTCGGCAATTTGAAATAGGCCTTGACCTTTAGACCCGTATGAATAACCCTCAATAAAAATTTCATAATCACCTTCATGTAAATCATATAAAACATAAAATACCCAATCTGATATCAAACCGAATCTATGCATGGGATTATCCCACTCATCATGCATTTGGCCTTCAATATTCTCGGCCATTTTACCATCATACTTTTTCTTACTTGTAAGATAGTAAAAATTTAACTTATCACCATCAATAACACAAATGGCAGGACTTGTTAAACTATAATCAATTCCAATTATCTTCTTCTTCGTCTTCGTGGTTGACCCATTCGACATCATCTTCCTCATCAGTTACTTCATATCCACAGAAAGGACAAGTAAGAGGTTCTAAGTCTTGCTCTTCTATGTCCCATACTATGGTATATTTAGTCTCGCATGAGGAACAGGTCTTTTTTCTTTTTTCTGCCATTATAATTTAAATGTTTTGAATTGGTCTTTTTTAACATCTTGTTTAATGCCACCAATAACATAAGACTCAATTTCAGTTTCTTGTGGTGCGTTTTGTGTACCCTTTGAATTCAGCCAATGGTCTACCCACGGCAAAGGATTTGTTTTTTGTTCGTACTTCGGTTCTAGGCCTATTCCTTTCATACGCCTGTTCGCCATGTATTCTACGAATTGGTGTAACAGTTTTTCTGATAACCCAATCATACTTCCTTGAGAAAATAGATGTGTCGCCCAACGCTTCTCCTCCGCTAATGCTTCGTCATACATTTTATAAACTTCCTGTTCACATTCTTTTCTAATCTTTAACATATCTTTGTCATCATTACGGTCATGCCAGTTATTGATAACAGTTTGTGACATTGCAAGGTGTTGACTTTCATCTCTTGCAATAAAAGAAATAATCTTAGCACTACCTTCTAGTAATTTAAGTTCACCAAATGCAAATGAACAAGCAAATGATACATAGAAACGGAGACCTTCTAAAATATTTACTGTCACCATTGCAAGATACATTTTCTTTTTAAGTTCATATAGGTCAACTTTATCTTTATCTAAATGCCATTTGTAACCTAAATCAATTAATTCATCATAAGTTTGTGTAACTGATTTACTTCTTTTTGCAATCTTTTCATCTTCAATAATTGTATCAAATACTTCATTTGGATTTGAGTATAAGTTTTTGATAATGTATGTATAACTTCTACTGTGAATTGTTTCCATAAAATCCCATGTTACAATACAGCCTTCTAATTCAGGATTAGATACGAAAGGTAAAAAGGCCAAACACGGACCTCTACCTTGTACACTATCTAACATAGTCTGATACTTTAAGTTAG